CTGCTCTGCCCACCTGGACGACAGTGCCTCGTCGGCCGCGCCTGCGTAATCCTCTTCACTCAGCGCCGCAAGCATCCGCCGAAACATCGCCAGGTTGCCGGCGCCCATGTTGAAGGCCATCTCGATCAACGCCTCGCGACGGGTCTGGTTCAGCAGCGACCATGTGTCTTCGCCGACCACGCGTTGCGCGGCTACCTCGAAACGCTCCAGATCATTTGCCAGCAGAATTTCAGCCTCTGCTTCGGTGATTCCCGTGCCGGGTTCGTCGGGGTCCACGCACCTGCCAAAGCCGATCGTTAGCCGGCCCGTGGGGCAGCGGTACGCGGTCGCGCTGAAGCCTTCGCCCAGCTTGATGCTGTCGATCAGGTTCGCGCTGATCATTTGCCGACCCCCTTGGTACGCTCCCAAGATCTCAGCGAACCCAATCCAAGCATCCCCAAAAGTATCGGCATCATCTGCGACATATCGAGCGCCGGCAGATCGACCAGATGTCCGGTCTGTGCCAGCACGAACGACGCCATCGGCTGGAGCAGATACGTCCACGCTAGCGATGCCGCGCAGGTCCAGCCCGTCAGCGGGCGCCAGGACGACTGAAACCAATTACCCTTCGCCTCTTCCTTGTTCACGTCAATCTGCGCGAGATCCACCTTGGCGAGATGTTCCGTTAAGCTCGCCTTGATTGCGCGCTCTGCCTTCGCCCGCTCTTCTTTATCTTCCGGCAGGAACCTGCCCACGATGTCGGTGACCGCAGGGAGAACGGCGCTAACCAATCCAATCATTTGCCTACCCTTTCGCTTGGCACTGGCGGATGTACGGTATTGTGCATGACTTCGAGGTGCTTGACCCGCTCCAGTGCTTGCTCAGTGTCACTCAACAGCTTGCTAATTTCGCGGTTTCGCAATTCCAATTTCTCCACGGAATTGAGATTTGCCAAGACGTCGATCCGCTGTTGCTGTGTTTCAGTCAGCGTATTGAGCTTGTCGCACCGGGTATCGAGCGAGCGTATGTCGGCAAACAGGCTTTTGGTTTCCTCGGTCAACTGCTTTATCTGTAGCTTCGCGATGGCCGCACCGCCGAAGACACTGGCCGCTACGCCCAAGAGCGTAATGACAAGCCGCAAATCTATTGCTCCGTCCATCCAGCCTCCTCGCTGCTCGGCGCAACGATCTCCCAGCCCTCGCCCATCCACACCAGGCACACCATGCCGTCAGTTTTCGGCGGGCTGAACGTGATCAGGAACGCGCCGCTGGCTGTCACGGACAGTTTGATCAGCCCCTCCGTCGTCAGCCCGTACCCACGCAAAGTGTCGCGCGGTTGGATTAGGTCAGCCTGCTCCCTTTTGAAACAGGGCAGATCGTGCGCGTGGGGACTGCGCATAAAAAAAGCCGTCAAAATGACGACCAGAAAGAAGATCAAAAATGGACGGGCGGTCACAATAGCGCCGCCTCTAGGAGCGCGGCCCAATACTCGTCGCCAGACATCGCATCAGAATTGACGCCTCGATCCAAATTGATGCGGCCCATGCGTCCGCAGAAATCACCAAGCTGTTCTTCTGTTTCGATACCGGCCATGTCAGCGCCGCCGTCGGTAAACCACTGGATACGATTGCGCGTATCGACCACGCTCGGCCACTCTCGCCCAACCAGATCAGCTAGATAGTTTCGCGGCGCACACTCGTCGCAACAGCCGCCGCGCCAAACGTATTCGGCAGGGTCAGCCGCTGACCGCCACTGTCCGTAGTCGCCCTGCTCTGCACACCACAGATCGAAATCTCGACCTGTCTGGCCGGTGCTGACGTAGTGATTGTATCCACGCTGATAAGCACAACGAAGGCACCAGATATCCGTGCAGGTATCGACATCGCAGGTTGTGATCAGCGACCGCAGTGCTGCCGGTAACGCCTCTAGCTGCTCAAATCTGCCCGACATTTGTGCGGCGATTGTGTCGTAATCCGCATCCGCTGAGACCGGCTCAGTGACGCTGATACTCGGCAGATAGACCGCCGCACCTGTGTCGTAGACCTGACCGATCAAAATCGGGTGTCTGTCTGTCGCGGTGTTTTCGACGCTGATACCGATTGCTATTGCATCTGCCTCATGCGCGGCAATCTGAGTGACGTAGTTTTCATACCGAGCCGCCGCAAATGCGTAGGTGATGTCCTTTGCAAATCCTGCGCGAACCGGGCGCTTGTCGTCTGCGTGGCTGATCGACGGGAGGGTTACATACGACCGCTCAAACGTCCGCACATTTGCCGACAGCCAATCGCATATCGCGTCGAACTCGGTGCGTTCGTTCGGAGCGCCGTCGTAGCCCTCAGTGAAATGCAGCGCCACAATTTCGTGATCGGTTGTCGAGAGGAATTGATGAAGGGAATATGCGCTGTTCACACCGCCACTTGCGGGTATTAAAATTTTCATCAGGCTGCGCTCCCTGCAACTGTTCCAGAATTATTTACGGTCACGGTCCTGCTATTTTTTCTCAAGGCAAATCCTGCCGCTCCCCCAGCACCTCCAGCGCCGGGGTTTTGGTATTCACAACCAATTATACCGGCTCCAAAGGTGCCGGTGCCGCCGGTCGATCCGGCTTGGCCGAAGCCGCCAGCAGCGCCCGTCGAGCCATAGGAGCCGTAGCGGACGGTTCCGCTGCAACCGCCTTTATCTACGTAGTCAAAGCGCCCTCCCCTTTGGCCTCCGCCGCCTCCACCGCCTCCGCCTCCGCGGAGATTTCCACCGGATAGGACGTTCACGATGTAGGTGCCGCTGCCGCCGGTCAGGGTTTCAAAGAACAGCGCATCTCCCCCAGCCGATCCTGCCTGTGCAACAAGGCCACCGTTTGCCCCGGTAAACCCATCAACGCTGCCCGTGATATTGATCGTCAGGTCACTGTTGGCGTTAAGCGCACCGGTTCGCAGCGCGTGGGTGCTGCTGCCGGAGATCGTTACGCCACTGGCGATATTGACAATAATTGGGGTCGTATCGGTTGCTGCCGTGTACCCCGCAGCGGTCGCCAACGTCAGGATATTTTGCTCGCTCGCGCTCGACGTGATGTCGAGAACGATGGCCGCAGTCGCGCTGTAAAAATTCGACAGCGCAATCGCTCCGCTAGATGGGACGCTTGCGTTGTTGGTGCCAACCAAGCTGCCACCCGCATAAAATTCTGACATTGAGTTGGGTGTGGTGTCTCCGAACTCAGTCGCTAGGTTTGCTAGAGATATTGCGCCGGATGCTTGCAGGGCCATTAGCGCCGCTCCTTCAACTCATTTATCTCAGCCCTTAAAGCTTTGACCGACTCAATAAGGACCGCCACCAGATTTTGATACTGTACGCCCACATGCCCACCGTGAGCCGAAGTGACCTCTGGGATGACCTCAGATACTTCTTCATAGATGAGTCCTTGTGCTTTTTGTCCGCTGTCCTTCCATGTGAACGAGACGCCTCGTAACGCCTCGACCAGATCGAGAGGGTTCGCGATTGTTTCGATGTCGGCTTTCGCCGCTGCTGACGAATAGGCTGTGACGTTTCCGGTGCTGTAGATGTCTCCGCTGACGTGGAGTTTGTGGCTGGGCGAGACGCCGATACCGACGTTGTTGCTGGCGTCGATCTGGATTGCATCGCCATCGACGGCGATTGCTGTTGCGTTGGTAAGAGCCATCTACTTAGCCTCCAATTCTTTGACTTTTGCGGAGAGTGTTTTCACTGCCTCGATAAGGACGGCGACTGTGTTCTGATATGCAACACCAACGTGACCACCCTCATTGCTCGTCAGTTCCGGCACGACTTCCGCCACCTCTTCGTAGATCAAACCGTGCGATTTTTTACCCGTCGAACGCCAATCAAACGAAACTCCGCGCAGCCGTTGAACGATGTCGAGCGCATCGGGGATAGTCGCGATATTAGTTTTTGCTGCGGCTGACGAGTACGCGGTTACGTTGCCGGATGCGTAGATGTCGCCGGTTACATGCAGCGCATGGGCTGGGCTGGCGGTCGCCACACCGACGCGGTTGTTTGTCTGATCGATGACAAGCGTATTGCTGTCGAAGTTCAGACCATTCGGAGTTGCTACGGTCGAGGCGTTCATGGTGATGCTATCGCCCGACGCATCGCCCAGCGTCGTATTGCCATCGACTGTCAGAGCGCCAGTTACATCTACGCCGCCCGTTACAGCTACGTTCTGAGAAGCATCGATGGTCATGGCGCTGGTGCCAGCGGTCGTAAAGCCAAGCTGATCAGCGCCAACGCGGAACAGGCCGGTGTTTGTGTCGGCAGAAAACGCAAGCGAAGGTGCAGCAGCCGTGCCGTCAGC